GGCGTGGAAAACAATGGTGACTGAACTGCTATGGTTCCTTCGGGGAGATACTAACATCAAGTTCCTCGTTGAAAATGGGTGCAACATTTGGAACGGTGATGCATATAAAGCATACAAAAGTAGGACCAATAATCAAATGTCTATGGATGAGTTCATTGAACTTATCAAAACCAATGAACAATTTGCTGAAATAAACGGTGAGTTAGGACCAATCTATGGTAATCAGTGGCGTGAATGGGGCAGTCAATATGAAACCAATTACATTTTAGGCACTCAAACCAAAAGAAAACCAGGCATAGATCAGATCCAACAGTTGATTGACGACTTGAAGACTAATCCAGATTCTCGCAGATTGATGGTTAATGCATGGAACGTTGAGCAGTTGCCTAATATGGTTCTTCCACCGTGTCACTATGGGTTTCAAGTTTACACCACCGAAATGAGTATTAAAGAGCGTAGATCACGCTGGGCTGAATCAATCGGGCACAATGATTATTATGCAGTTAACCTAGAACATGAAGATCTTGATGAAAGAGATTTTCCTCGCCGTAAGATTTCATTGATGTGGAATCAACGCTCAGTTGACACGTTCTTGGGTCTACCATTTAATATCGCGTCGTACGGACTTCTACTTACCATCCTTGGTAAGGCCGTTAACATGATCCCAGATGAATTGATTGGAAGTTTGGGAGATACTCATTTGTATCTCAATCACCTTTCACAGGCAAGTCAGCAAATTAGACGTGAGCCATTTGACTTACCATACGTCACAGTTGACATGCCAATCTCTGGCAAAATAGAGGATTTGACACATGACCATATTCGATTGTTCGAATATCAATGTCATGAGCAAATCAAAGCACCGTTAAGTAATTAACTTAACACACTAGAATAAGCCTGAGAGATCAGGCTTTTTTAGGGCTTAGCGACGACCACCTTGGCCTCTGTTCTTCTTCTTGTAGTTTTTACCCGTCTTGTGAACAGAGTTCTTCTTTTTAGCGTGAACGCCCGGTCTCTTTCTTTTAGGTTTGTCAAGAGACATTACTGATGCACTTGCTTTTGCCATTTCTACATAAGTGTGTTATTTGGGTTTATGAGCTATCTATTCGAAAAAAAGTTGCACTTTTTTCACAAAAAGTTTTTTCGGGTCAGATTTATTGGTTATATTTACTTATAACAATTGGTAATAGACACTATGAAAGTAAATCTCAAATCTCTCGCCGTTTCAGCTCTCAGTTTTCTGATCGTAGCTGGCTTAATGAAAGGTTCCGTTCAGGAATTCATTCACTTCGCTGACCCCATTAACGAACTCTTTACCGCCGCCCTTCTTGGAATGGTCGGTATCGCGTCTCTCACAATGTCTTTTGAAACAAAATCAAGTAAATAAATATAATCTAAACCTAAAATAAATTAAAACCATGGTAGCAACACTATCTAACGACGCAATCCTCACGCGGAAAGAGGAATCACTGAATGCACAAGCTCTTCGTAAGACTGTGCCAGTTCGAGACATCAAATTGATCGACGAAAAGACGATCGAGTATCAAGGTCACCGCATTGGAATCACTAATGGTGCTTTCAAGTCCTTGATGAAAATCATTGGAATGAGCAAGCAATTTGCTGATCGCTTTGAACGACTGTTCAATGCTGAAGCTAAAGCTCAATTCATCAACACGGTTAAGAACGCTATGGCTTCTAACCGCGGTAACTTAAGCCAAATCACTTTGGTTTTGAATCCAGTTTCTAAGTTGATTGTCAACTTTACCAAACATTCTAACGAGTTGATCTCAAACTCTCAGTTCATTGAGAATGCAGAAGAGATCATCGATCGCGGTAAGTTTGGAGTAGTAAACTGGACAACTGATCCTGGAACTGGTATCATTACCATCAATGCATTCAATCCTAGTGCTTCATGGGCTGTTCCTGGTGATGAAACAGAAGTGTTCCAAGCAGGTATCACTCTTAAGAACTCACCTATCACAGGTTTTCAAGTATCTCCTTACGTAAATCGTATGTGGTGTACTAATGGCTTGACCACCTCAATGGCAGCTGACACTTACAACTTGACTTCATTGACAGCTGATTCAATGGAAAAGTTCAACGAGTACCTTCGTGATCTTGCTAAGCGCCAATTCATGCCAACTGAGTTTGACTCATTGGTTAAGAAGGCCAAGAACACTGCAGCTTCTTTGAAGGAAATGCAATGGGCTCACAAGTTGATTAAAGATGCAGGTGCAGGTGATCGTGCAGACAACTGGATTCCTTTGGCACAAAATGAATTAGCTTACTCTCGTGCTGGAGTTTCAACTAGCGAGTTGAACTCTAAAGAACTTGCTAACGCAACAACTGACCAATCTATCTGGTCTATCGTTAACGGAGTCACTCACTTTGCAACTCACGGTCAAGACATCGTTGAAGGTGTACAAGCACATGATGGTACTCGCTTGATGGTTCAAGCCGGTAACATTCTTGGTAAAGATTGGAACCTTGGCAATCAGGTTCGATCTCCCTTCTCCGGTTTTGGAACCCAAGTTGGAGAATTGCTCAACTAATTCTAATTGAAGAGCGGCCTAGTGCCGCTCTTCTTATCTCTATTCTATGAGTATTCTAACATACGCACAAATCTACCTTGGCCTAGGCATCTTCTTTTCACTATTGATGGATCTAATGCATTACAACATTCGCAATGTAGTTGATGAAGAAACCTACGAAAAGAATCGATACACTACGGCTGAAAGACTATACATGATTTTGGTTTGGCCATTGGTAATCTATTCAGTCATTCTAACCCTTTTTAATGGAACAACAGTTGAAGACTTAGAAAATAAAGTTGAAGCCGAGAAAAAGAAGTTAGAAGATCTTAAAAAGGAAGACGATGCTGAGAATCAGGCTTGAGACATCACCCTGGAACACCCGCCAAGAACAACTTAGAGACAACCCATGGCAGATGATGATCGTCTGTATGATGTTGAATCAAACCAACTACAAACAGGTAGAAAAAGTACGGTATAACTTCTTTGATCGATTTCCAACGCCTGAGGAATTGATGTTTGCATCAGATGAAGAGATCATTGAAATCATTCGATCTCTTGGATTCTATAATCGACGAGCTAAACAATGGAAACAATTTAGCCGCGAGTGGCTCGAATTAACAGACACTTTCAAAGATCCTGTCACCATCCCTGTGGATCGGTTGGGAGATTTAACAGGAGTTGGTAAGTACGCCCTCGATTCATGGAAGATCTTCCAGCTGTATGATTATTCAGTTGATCCGGAAGATCACGTTTTGAACTGGTACATCGATTGGGCTCGTCAAGAGGTTGAAAAGATTGAACGAGAGCAAAACGAACCCAAAGCAACTGTGGTCTATTACTTACACTACGAAGATGAGCGTGAAATGCAATCAGCGTGGAGTAAAAGACAAGATTTCGTTTGTTGCGTGTGGGCTCGAACTCACAGAGAGGCAATTGAAAAGACCAAGAGAATTGCAGGCGGCAAGCACATCAAGATCATGGGTCTCGCCAATGGAAAACCCGAGTGGGTCAATGAAACTAAACACCTTTAATTACGTATAATCTATATGGAAAACAAATCAATTGCACTAGAAGCTCACGAGCTTATTAATAATCGTTCAGAAGAAAAAGATCGTATGTATGGCCCCTTCTCTGAAGGCATGGATCGTGCAGCGATGGTCTTCAACGGTATGACAGGTTTAAATGTTACCGGTCGTGAAATGTACATGGCTTTAATCGCTCTTAAGTTTTCACGTGAAAGCTACAATCACAAGCGCGATAATCTCTTAGATGCGGTTGGTTATATTCAAGGTTTAGAAAACTACATCAACGAGAAGAATGAGTACCCAATTACTGAGTAAAGGAACCCAAGTCCACCATCCAAAATTTGGACGTGGATCCATCAAGGATTTCTACGAGTTTTATAACGTTATATTCGTTGATGTGGTATTTGAAAACCATGGAAATGAACCAGTCTATGTTAAATTAGACGACTTAAAAACGGAGTAATGAAAAGAATTATCGAACATTTTGAATCTAAAAGGTTAGGTCACAAACTACACCAACTTCAAAAGCGCTACAATCGAGCCATCGAAAACGGTTACACTGAAAAGGCTGAAGCGTATAAACGAAGAATAAATTCAATGGTCGAAAAACTATCACATATCAAAGGACATGGAAGCTAACTTCACAATCAAAAAGAACGGTCAAGAATTTATGACCGCAGACAAATTAAACTGGATTTCTTACACGGCTAAAGACAAAGTTGGTAAGAGAATTGAAACCAATCCAGCCCTAAATTATGCAATGGCGCTCGAACTCGAGGTTGCAGATATTAATTCATTAGATCTAGCAAACTTGAAAAAAGCACAGGTAAAAAACTCAGCTGCATATACAAGCCCATTGATTACAAGTGTGGTTGAAAACTCAAGAGAGTATGTCAAATTCGAGTGCGGAGAAGACGTGTTTGAAGTATTGATCAAAATCAATACCACTCCAAAGCCTCGTACATCACCTGTAGGCCCTGCAATGTAATGGCTAGAATGCCTAAACTTGATGAGTTTCACTATCATGAAATGACAGATCGATTGAGCGTCATTATGATGGTGATTGAAAACAATTTGACTCAGCATCCAGTTGCTAAGTTGAATAAAGACATTCAAACGCTAATTGACGAGGCTAACGACAAACTGGCCGAAGCGTATCAAATAGCTGGAAATCTTGAAATAAAATATGAAAATGATTAAAGATATTTTTAGAAGAATACAACGTGTCATCGACTTTCTACCCATGATTTGGAAGGGTTATGACTTTGATTTCCGTTACTCAGTAGAATTATTCAAGCACCAACTTGAACGTCAGGCCAAGTTCTTTGAATCTTCTAAATCTTATCGTCGTGATTCTCTTCATCAAGCTTCTAGAATTAGAACTGTCATCAAACTAATGGACATTGTATATGATGAAAAGTATAATGACGAAATGGCAGTCATGATGGAAAAGATATACGGCGAGCAAAAGTTTGAGTTTATTGAAAACAAAGCAACTGGCATGTATTCTCTTGACATTAGATGGGAAAAGGCAGTTGATGATCAACACAACGAAGAGATCATGCAAATTTGGTCAGAGCAGATGAAAATAACTGCATATAAAACCAAACGAGCCCATGACATCCTGTGGAGAATGATTGAACATAACATAAGATACTGGTGGGATTAAACAAATCCCACTTCGTGTATAAAATAACTAAACGTTTCTTAAAATGAAGATAGCATTAGTACTAGCTAAAGGAGTAGAAGGATGTGGATTGACTCGCCACACCATTGAATTTTACAACTGGTTGATTAAAGAAGGTCACGAAGCAACCATTTACGCAGCAACAGAAAAGATGTGGCCTCGTCACAAGTCAACTGACATTATTGCAACTAACTTTAAGCGCAAAGACATTCCTAAGGTCGCTAAAGAATTGAACGAATGTGATGTGGTCTATTACACTTCATTCCCTCACAAATCAGTAGGTGATGAATTTAACGAAGACTTTATCGAACATTGTGTATATGGTCTAACCAAACCAGTAAAGGTTGGTAACTGCCTTGACCACAACATGGCGAATCTTAATAAGAACCATCGCTATTGGGAGATCATGAGTCAAATGGATGCAATGTTCAATTACTCGTTGACATCTAACTTCGCAAACAAAATGCGTGAGCACGCTCCAAACACTCCATTGATTGAGATGAATCTCAATCCTTACGATTACGATGCTTGGAAGCCTGTTTGGAAATCAGCTGAAAAGCAGACTCGAAGAATCACTTACTTTGGTCGTTTCGCTGGATTTAAGGATCCATTCAGAATGTTTGATTTGATGAACCTTTTGAAAAATGAAGACGTGGTAACTGAAGCTCGAGGCGTTGAACGTTCTATTGGTGCCCTACCAATGTTCTTGAACGATGATCGCACTCCACGTCAAGATGTATTTGAAGTCCATGACACGAAGAATCCAGTCACATATCCTCAACTCACTGATAAGGTCTACATTTACGGTCCTTATAATCTAGCTGAAGGTATGGGTGAGTTGTCAAACTCAATGTTTGGTGCAGAATTCTTTAACCTACCCGAACGCCTTTACGGCTCAATGATTGAGTATGCAATGTGCGAGGTAATTGCAGCAGGTACCATTCCTTTGTTTGATAAACACTGGGGAGATCACGTTATTCACCGTACTGAAGGGGTTCCTTTCAGTCAACTAAAAGATTTTGCAATCTTCGTTGATAAGAATAACGTTGAAGCTTCAATTCCTCAGATTCTAGAATTGGCAGCTGATCACAAGCGTCGAGATGAATTCAGACAGAATTCATTCCGTCTAGCTAAATTGCACAATGCACCTGAAGTTGTTAACACTGATTTGTTCAATGCTATCGCAAGTGTTAATAAAAGACAAACAGAAAAGCCAATTACTTTACAAACAAATTCACTTTTCTAAGTACAAGATATATGGCAAACACAGATAATAAATGCTCAGACCTTAACGTAGAAGATTTCTACACAGGCGTTGAAGACACCTTTGGTCTAATCTACAACAAGCAAAAAGAATTACAAGCTCGCCTTGGATTTGACTTCACAGGTTGGACCCTTAAGCAGATTGCAGACTTTTGGATGGTCAACAAGCACGCTCTAAGTGATGAACTAAACGAAATGTTCGATTCACTAGGAGGTGTTAACGATGGAATTGGTTCAGCTGCATGGAAGTACTGGAAGAAGGATAACGCTAAGGCAGTTGACATGAAAGTTGAAGATCTTAGTGAAGCAGATCGATTGGAACTCTACTATGAGTGGGTTGATGGCTTGCACTTCTTCATGAATTTCGCAATTTCAATCGGTATGACTTCAAAAGATGTAGTCAACCTTTACATGGCCAAGAACGCAGAGAATCACGATCGTCAAAACCGAGGATACTAATGTTATTAGACGTAGAACAAAGAGACAAAGAAGTCATTATTTCATATTACGACAAGGAAGGCAAGGTTAATTTCAAGCGCTACCCTGTTGAGCAATTTAAGAACTGGTACATCACCGATCCAATGGATCGTTATAAACATGAGACCTTGACAAACTGGGACGGTCGTCCTATCAAGTTGGGTCCTGCTCGCCAGTTCAATAAGTTCTCTTTGATCTATTACTTAGACAATTTACCCGAACGAGACAAAGAAGAAATCTTTGCATACAATCTTCCTCGTACATACTTTGTCGATATTGAAACCGAGATCGTAGATGGTTTCCCTAAAGCTGAAGAAGCCAAATCACGAATCCTAACATTCTCAATCATTACGCCAGAACGTAAGGCCATTGTTCTTGGATTAGAAGAACTTTCTCTTGAAAAAGTTAAGAAGATCGAAGCTGACACTAATGAATACTTCAAACAATTCGATCAGGATTGGACCTTTGAATACCGTCAGTTTAAGAATGAACATGACATGGTGGCAACATTCATTTATCGGTTCTTACCTAAGTTTCCGATGATGACGGGCTGGAACTTTATCAACTATGACTGGCAATATATCGTTAACCGATGTAAGCGTCTCCAGATTGACATCAAAGAAGCCTCAATGACTCAATCACTTGATAAGAATGATTCTAGACCGCTGCACATCGGCATCTTAGATTACATGCAATTGTATGATAAGTACGATCGCACGGTCAAGGTAAAAGAATCTAATGCTTTGGATTATGTATCTGGTCAAGTACTGAAGACAAATAAGATCAAGTATAATGGATCCTTACAGGACCTTTACGAGAATGACTTTACAAAATACGTATTCTATAACGTAGTTGACTCATGTCTAGTCTATTATATAGATCAACAGCTTAAGTCAATGGAAGTTCTATTGACCCTGGCTTCAATCACCAAGATGCCTCTCTATAAAGCTGCATCACCAGTTGCTGTAACGGAAGCTCTGATTGCACGTAAGATGTCAGCCCTTAATAAGAGAATTGGATCAGAACAAAGAGATGAAGGTTCAAAGGATGGCCAATATGCTGGTGCTTATGTTAAAGAACCGGTTGTTGGTTTCTATCAAGGTGTATCTGCATTTGACTTTGCTTCACTGTACCCCTCAATCATGCGACAGTTTAACATCTCACCTGACTCATATAAAGAAATCATTCCAAAGTCTGAGATTCCTGAAAGACGAAAGAATGAAGATGAAATCGTCTGTGTTAACGGAGTTGTGTACGATAAGAAAGATTCAATATTGAAGCAAATTCTTTCAGATCTTTACACACAGCGTAAAGAATATAAGGCAAAATCTTACGAGTATTTCACTAAAGCTGAAGAAGCTAAAAAGGTACTAAAAGGATTTTAATCAGTTATTATATTTAGAGCCCCTCGTAACAGCCATGATATATACAATGTATCGTAAAGTTACACCCCGGGTCCATCAGTTCTAATGAATTAAGGACCCTTTGTCGTCTAATAGCAATAGTAAAAAAAATACGTTTTTTAAAAAATGTCAAAATCTCAATTATTTAAAGAAAGAATAGAATTTAAGCCCTTTGAATATCCAATTTATTACACAGAGGGATGGCTAAAACAAGCACAGGCCTTTTGGCTTCATACGGAGATTTCGATGCAAGGCGACGTGAAAGATTGGAATGAAAATCTTTCAGCATCTGAAAAGAATTTGGTCGGTAACATTTTATTGGGGTTTGCACAGACTGAATGTGCAGTTTCTGATTATTGGACCGGCATGGTAACCAATTGGTTCCCTAAACATGAAATTAAGCAAATGGCAATGATGTTTGGTTCGCAAGAAACCATCCATGCAACAGCGTATTCATATCTAAACGAAACATTAGGCCTTGAGGATTTTAAGGCATTCTTACATGAGCCTTCAACAGCTGCACGTTTTGAGTTCTTGATGGGTACTACAGCGGATTACACCCATGAAGATTTGGCTAGGTCAGCGGAAGCTCGAAAAGACGTTGCTCGTTCATTGGCTATTTTTTCAGCCTTTGCCGAAGGAGTAGCTCTATATTCTTCATTTGCGGTTCTATACTCGTTTCAAATGAGAAACCTTTTAAAGGGTATTGGTCAGCAAATGAAATGGTCAGTTAGAGATGAATCTCTTCACTCAAAAATGGGATGTCAATTGTTCCGTCAAATGTGTGAAGAGTATCCAGACCTAAGAAATGCAGTACAATCACAGGTTGAAGAAGCTGCACATCTTATGGTCGAAATGGAAATGAATTACATCGATAAGATTTTTGAAGCTGGCGATCTAGAAAATCTAAATGCATCAGACTTAAAAGAGTTCATCAAGAAAAGAGCCAATGAAAAGCTCAATGAAATTGGTTATGAATCTATCTTTAAGTTTGATGAATCAGCAGCCGCAGAACTTGATTGGTTCTATCACTTAACAGGCGGGCATACGCATACAGACTTCTTCGCAGTACGCCCTACGGATTACTCAAAGGCTGGTGAAGATGAAAACTGGGATGAAGACGATTTGTTTTCTTAAACAGATTTGAATCTAGCGGTATAAAGTACATAAGAATTATAGAATGGAAGAAATTAATCATGGTGAATTTTTAGGATGGGAAGTTGGAGTTGACTTTCCAATATGGGCCAACACTGAAGTTTACGTTAAAACAGTATCTAAAGGTTATCTTTTAGAAGGTGAAACACCAAAGGATGCATATTGGAGAGTTGCTACCACTGTAGCAAAGAGATTACGTAAGCCTGATTTGGCTAGTAAATTCTTTGATTACATGTGGAAGGGTTGGTTGAACCTAGCAACTCCAGTTTTCTCAAACACTGGAACCGAAAGAGGTCTACCAATTTCATGTTTTGGTATTGATGTAGGCGATTCAATTCAAGAGATTGGTAACAAGAATCTTGAAATGATGCTACTTGCAAAACACGGTGGCGGAGTTGGAATTGGAGTTAATATGATTCGTCCTGCAGGTTCGAACATTTCACAGAACGGTACGTCAGATGGCGTAGTTCCTTTTATTAAGATCTACGATTCATCGATTCTAGCGACAAATCAGGGTTCAGTTCGTCGAGGTGCAGCATCAGTTAATATCGATATCGAGCACGGTGACTTTTGGGAGTGGCTAGAAATTAGAGAACCCAAAGGAGACGTTAATCGTCAATCTCTAAATATGCACCAATGTGTTGTTGTCTCAGATTCATTTATGATGAAGCTTGAACAAGGAGACAAGGAAGCCCGTAAACGATGGGCTGCAGTTCTTCGTAAGCGTAGAACGACCGGCGAGCCTTACATCATGTTTAAAGGTAACGTTAACCGTCAAAATCCAGATGCTTACAAGAACAATCAGTTAAAGGTTTTTATGACCAACATTTGTTCTGAGATTACTCTTCATACTGACGAGAACCACTCATTCGTTTGTTGTTTGTCTTCAATCAACCTTGCAAAATACGACGAGTGGAAGGACACTGATCTGGTTTACACTGCAACATGGTTCCTAGACGGCGTCCTAGAAGAGTTTATCACACGTGCAAAATACATGCGTGGCTTCGAGAACTCTGTTCGTTCAGCTGAAAAAGGTCGAGCACTGGGTCTTGGAGTTCTTGGATGGCATACGTACCTACAAGAAAGAGGTATTGCATTTGACGCAATGGGCGCACAATTTGAAACACGTAAGATCTTCTCTCAAATTAAGATTGAATCGGAACGAGCTTCACGAGACATGGCAAAAGTGTATGGCGAGCCACTGTGGTGTGTTGGAACAGGTATGAGAAATACACACCTTCGTGCCATTGCCCCAACAGTTTCAAATTCAAAACTGTCAGGAAACGTATCAGCGGGTATTGAGCCATGGGCTGCCAACGTTTTCACCGAGCAAACTGCAAAAGGTACATTCATTCGCAAGAACCCAACCCTTGACACGGCACTGAACATGATCAAACTAAACTCTAAAGAAGTTTGGGATCAAATTTTGATAGATGGTGGATCGGTTCAAGGAGTAGAATCTCTTGACAAGTGGTACGCCAAAGAAGGTGAGAAATTCACATACATCAATCAAAAGGAATATGATAAACTTTCTGAAATTGAAAAAGACAAGTGGGTTCCATTCAAAGATGTATTTTTGACCTTTAAGGAAATCAATCAAATGGAATTAGTTCGTCAAGCTGGTATTCGTCAACAATACATTGACCAAGCGGTTTCACTTAACCTTGCCTTCCCTAACGAGGCTGAACCCAAGTACATCAATCAAGTTCACCTAGAGGCATATAAGCAAGGCGTTAAGACATTATACTACATGCGAACAGAATCAGTGCTAAGAGGAGATATTGCTCAACGAGCAATGATTGACTGCTTAAGTTGTGATGGATAGCATTATTTAAGAACCCGCTTTGAGCGGGTTTTTTTATGTGAAACAAATTACCAATTTTACTATACAATAACTAAACGAAAATAATTAAGCATGAAAATTCAAATCAATCGCGTAGATCAGAACCAATTCGTAGAGTTCGTTAATCGCCTGAAGTCAATCGATTCATTCCTGTACTTCAAGTTGCGTAACGGTAACATTCAATCTGCGGTTTATCTACCACAACGTGATGCAGTTAAAATGCATTCACAGCCAATTTCAGAGTTGTTCACTGTCGATGGTGATCTTCCTGAAGGTAAGGAAATCAAAGTTGCTTTCTTTGACGCTAACAAAGTTCTTGAAGCAATTAAGATGTTTGGTTCAGATCAAATCTCAGCAGAGATCGAATTGATCGAGAACGAAGAAGACTATGTATCATCTACAATGAAGATTTTCAATAATGAACTTGAAATCACACTAGTTTGTTCTGAACCTTCTCTTGGTTTCAAAGATCTTACAGATTCTCAAATTGAAGGCATCTTTTCACGTGAAGGGTCGGCATTTGATTTTACGCTTGACACTTTCACACTTGGTAAAATCAAGTCACTGTTTAATCTTGATAAAGATGAAACGTTTGAAATTAAAGCGAATGGCGAAGGTGTTCGAGTTAAAGGTAAGACTTATAACTATCAAGCAGGTTCAGAGTACAATGGTCAATCAGCTTCTGCAACCCTTTACAAAAAGTATTTGAATCTTCTAGACCGTGAAGAGTACGCAGTTTACGTATCAGCAAATAAGGTTGTTATGAAGTCTAATGACTCTAACACATTGTTGACGATTGCTACTTGTCAAACGGCTGAATAATGACTTTAGAAGAACTAAAGAATACTTCCCTAGATCGACTAGGAAAAGACGAGCTACAAAGCTTGGTGGACTATTATCAAAAAGAGTCCGCCAAGTTTACGGCTTATGAGCAAGCGGTTAAGGTAACGCTAAACTCAGTTTACGGTGCATTTGGTAATAAGTGGTTTCACTTCTTTAATCTAGATATTGCCGAATCAATTACCTTACAGGGTCAAAACGCTATCCTGTATTCTGAACAAGTATTAAATAAGTACTTTCATGATTTTTGGCATAAAGACACTAAGTTACACGAACACATCGGCGTAACAGTTAAAGGACAATGCCACCGCCCATCTGTAATTTACATTGATACTGATTCGTGCTACGTACAGTTCGATGAGATGTATAAAACATGTGAATGGACAGGAGAACCGATGACCATTGATACATTCATCCTAGCAGTATACAATTTTAGAATTAAAGAGTATATTGTTAAAGCAATGGAAAAGTATGCAGTAGCAGCCAACACCGATAACTTCTTAGTTTTTGAGCTAGAAACAGTGGCCTACTCTGGCATTTGGATGAGTAAGAAAAAGTACATTCAGGATATTGCGTGGGATGATAAGATTCCTACGACTGAACGCCATAAGCCACTGAGTAAAGTAAAGACCATTGGATTTGATACCATTCAATCCTCTACTCCTACGTTTGCTAGGGCTAAATTAACAGAGGCCCTTAAGATTATGTTTAATGAAGAGGCTGGCCCTACAGCAGACACCCTTCAAAAACTTACATCATTCTTAAGCGAAGCCAAGAAGCAGTTCAAGATGGCCAAGCTCGATGAAATTGCGTTCAATAAGAGAACAAATAACATTGAAAGATATATTGTTGATGATCATATTGAATTTCAGTTTGGTCTAAAGTGTCCGCCCAACGTAAAGGCTGCAGGATATTACAACTTCTTGTTGAACAACAACCAAAAATTCAAATCAAAGTATCGACTGATTGGTAATGGTGAGAAGTTGAAGATCTATCACGCAATTGATCCAGGTGGAATTTCAGACGTATTTGCATACCTTCCAGGAGATCATCCTTATGAATTTGCGCCACAGGTTGATTACGAAACACAGTTTGAAAAATCAATCATTGATCCCTTGAATCGATTGTTAACGTCAGTTGGATTACAGTCCATTAATCGTAATCTAATTTACTCAACTTCTTTGTTCTAAACAAAACACATTCACGTAGTATAAATTAAAATACACTAATCATGGAAGATAATAAACTCATGACCCAATTAGTTGAACTTCACACTGAAAATCCAAACGACATGGAATTTGGAGCATCTGTTCGCAAACTAGTATGGGATTACATCCAGCAAAACAGTCCAGCTTACTAAAAATATGGCACTCAGACCAAGAGACCTTGAAGGTCTATCACAAAACGAAATATTCTTTGTTGAACGATATGATTTCATTTACCGTGAGTTGAATCGTCTACAGGATAACATGTCAAAGATTGAAATCGAGACAGGTAAACTATTAACAGAGCTTCAAGCTCTTCGAGAAAAAGAACAACAAACCCTAGAAAACAATGGCGAAGAAATTAACTGAATTCACATTTGAAGATCTTAACGCAGAGTTGAAGGACATCAATCCGTTAGGTTCTATCATGGAACACTCTTCTTTTAGTGAAGTTACAGAGTGGATCGACACCGGCAACTATAACCTGAACGCATGTATCTCAGGGTCTGTGTTTGGCGGATGGCCAAATAATAGAGCATGTTCGGTTGCTGGTCCTTCAGGAACGGGTAAGACATATTTGATGTTGAACACGGTGAAGAGGGCAATTGACATGGGCTACAGTATCATCTATTATGATTCTGAAGCTGCGGTGGATCGAGATCAAATGAAGAAGTTTGGCATTGATACAAACAAAGTTAACTATCAACCCGTTAATACGGTTCAAGATTTCCGTACTTCAGTCACCCGCATCACCAAGAAAATGCAAGATGCAAAAGCATCAGGCGCAGAATTGCCTAAGATCCTAATTATTCTTGATTCTGCCGGTAACCTTGCAACCGCAAAGGAAATTGACGATGCTGCATCGGGGTCTGATAAGTCGGATATGACACGTTCAAAGGTTCTAAAGTCAATCTTTAGAATTATCATGACTCCGATGGCAGATCTAAAGATTCCTTTCTTGTTCACCAACCACACATATCAATCACAATCCTTTATCCCAACTCAAATTGCAGGTGGAGGTACAGGTCCTGAATATGCAGCGTCAATCGTTTTATTCTTGAACAAGGCACAATTGAAAGAAGGAGATCAGAAAGCAGGTATTATCGTTACTGCGTCACCTAACAAGAACCGTTTCGCTAAACCTTCAAAGATCAAGTTTCACTTGCACTTCTCTAAAGGCATGAACCGTTACGTTGGTCTTGAAAACTACGTATCATGGGATATTTGCGGTGTCGATCGAGGAACTATCGATCCTAAGACCGGTGAGAAGATCTTAAAGAAAACTGCACGCACTTGGGTTTGTGAACACCTTGACGAAGCAGTCGATAACAAAGACTTCTTCACTGATAAGGTATTCACGACTGAGGTTCTAAAGAGAATCGATGCACACATTCAACCGATCTTCAACTACAATATGGAAGAGATCGAAGATATAAACATTGATGAGATCTTAGAAGATGTTGCTAACGATTAACGAAGATCGTCTCCCAATTAAATTTATCCTAGGGATTGAAAAGGATCTGGAAAGTTATCCAGATCCTTTTGACATCTTACATTTCTATATCAATCTGGCCTATCGTAATCCAGATCGTTATAAGGATAGTTTTACCAAACATGCTGTAGTCCAATATCACTTCAAAGACTTTTCACCAGAAGTGATCGATGCATCTCTAAATAAACTATTAGAAGAAGGTTATTTAGAACAGACTAAAGATCAACCGGGCAAAGAAGCCTACAAAATTATAATAAATCCATTCGAATGATTGTAGTAATTGATAACTTCGTAAAAGATGAAATGTTGCTTAAAGATATTGCAGCTGATCAAACTTTTTTTGCCGATCCCGGTGTTTATTATTACTGGGGAGGATGGTGGGATTCATCAGCTAATACAATTAAGAAAAGATTGATTGAATATATTTGGGGACATAATTGTCCAATCAATGAGAGCTTTAATATCAATGGATTTGAATATTGGACTGGAATTCAAACTGCTAATCCAGAAAAAGGATTCAAAAATATTCTTGGAAATCATTACGATAAAGATGAAGCTTGGTTTGAAAAAACTGGTGCTATTGTGATTCCATTAATAGGAACAGTATATTATCCAGCAGGTCAAGAATTTGAAGGTGGAGAATTAGCAATTTACACAGACGGAGTGAACTCTCCACCTGAGATCGTAAAGGCTAAACCTAATCGATTAATTATCTTTGGAGCAGGCAATTATGTTCATGAAGTTAAACCAGTAACGAGTGGAACTCGACATGCAATTGCAATTAATCTATGGGAAAATGAACCATATAGTAAACAAGTTGGTCAATTTCGTATAGAAGCCTAAAATATACTCAATAATGCAGTTCGGTCAAGATTTTGAAAAGATATTCTTTAAGCTATCTCTACAGAGGGTAAAGTATTTAGATACCATCAAGGGTGGTTTCTACACTTCTGAAGAGATTGATCACTTATCTAAATTAGCTCACAAGTTCTACGAGCGGTTTCACGAGACTCCTTCTAAGGATCAGATGAAGCTACTCGTTAAGAGTTCAAAGCAAAAAGAAAAGGTAAGTGATGAAATGATTGACCTCATCTATGATGTCAATCTACATGAATACGATGACGAATGGTTGACCTCAACCGCAGAGTCTTGGATCAAATGGCGCAACTTCAATGAATCTCTCGCAGATTCAATCGAGTTCATTAAGACCACTACAGTTACACCTGAAAACGTTGATGCTTTAGTCAATAAGTTTAAAGGTCTAATCAATGACCGTAACTCAATTAACTTTGATTCTAACCTGGGTCTAGACTTCTTTGACCCTAATGCCCACGATCAAAAAGAAACTGAAAAGGTAAGTTCGGGTTACAACTTTATTGACCGTCTTCTTGGCGGTGGATATGATAGAGGTGGTAACTTAATTGTTTACGTTGGTGAACAAAACATCGGTAAGTCAATCTTTCTAGCGAATGATGCTGCAACCGCTGTTAAAATGGGTCACAACACTGCGGTCATTACTGCAGAAATGGCGGACCATAAGTTTGTAAAACGTATTGGTTCAAACCTTCTATCAATTCCAATCAACGAGTACCAGGAAAAGTCAAAGAATAAGGACTACATTCAACGTAGATTGGAAACTGTTGGTAATGGTCTAACTCCTCCTGGAAATCTATTCGTTAAACAGTTTCCAACTTCACAGGCGACGGTTCTCGATATTGAATCGTACCTCAAACAAGTTGAAGAAGAAAAGAAAGTAAAACTAAATGTAATCGTAATTGACTACATTAACATTCTTTCAAATTACAGAAATCCAAACTCGGAGAACACCTATCTGAAAATCAAACAGATCGCTGAAGATCTTCGTGCAATGGGAGTTCGTAACAATTGGCTAATTGTTACAGCGACACAGATCACGCGTTCAGGATATAATGCATCTGACATCTCAATGTCTGACGTTGCGGAATCTGCAGGTCTATCACACACTGCAGATGTAATGTTGGGTATTATTCAAGATGATTTGATGCGAGCGAACTTTGAGTACTGGTTGAAAATCCTAAAGATCAGAGATGGTGAAGGTAAGGGTACAAAATGTAGGTTGATAATCAACTATAATATGATGAGACTAAACGAAACCGAGGACATCACCGGTTCAAACATACATACACTATAAGATATGTCACGCGAAAGACACGATAAAATATTTGACAACAACTTCGAATCAACTGAATTCGAATTGGATGGCTCCATGACCTTTAACCTCAGTCCACAATGGACTGATGATCGACCTGAAGAAGAAAAGATTCAACAGCGAATCCTACAGGAAAAGATTCACGCTCTAATTGAATCTTCACGATTCAAAACCTTTAATGATCTAGACGAGTTCTCAGATTCACGTAAGTTGAAGAAGAACGACATCAATAGCGTTTATGATTACATTGAAGGAGAACTTGTACGTAACCACTCTAGAATTGAAATCTTTTCTGAGTTATGCGATTACTTTAACGTTCACCCAACCAAGTTCTATAATTCCCTATCAAACACCTTTAAGGAGGGTTTGATTGAAGAACTTGACAACAAAACAGGAATTCTTAAGAAGAAGAACATTAACCGATTATTCTAATGATCGATCAGAAAACACTTCAACAACCCGTTAAAAGGGTGTGGATCCTAGGTGATATGCACTTAGGGGTTCGTGCCAATTCTCAGGAGTGGTTGGAAATTCAACAGGACTTTTACGATAAGGTGTTTATTCCAACCCTTGAAAAGAACGTTCAACCTGGTGATGTGTTGGTTCAGGTTGGTGATGCATTTGACAATCGTCAGTCCATCAACCTAAAGGTTCTCCACTATGCAATCAACCTGTTCGAAAGACTGGGTAAGATTCTACCTACACATGTTATTGTTGGTAACCACGACATTTGGGCCAAGAAATCTAATGACGTGTCTGCGATTGATTCAATCAAGTGGATCCCAGGTGTACAGGTTTATAAAGACCCGATCGAATATAAGTGGTTAGACAAGAAGATCTTACTGATGCCATGGAGAAGAGACGTTGATCATGAGTCTGAAACCCTCGCTGAGTTTCCTAACTCTAACATCGTTTTCTGTCACTCAGAAGTACGAGGCGTTGCATTGAATTCAAAGGTTAAGAATGAACACGGGTCTGACTCTCAAAACTTTGATCGTTATGACGCAGTGTATTCAGGTCACATTCACTACCGTCAAAAGAAAGGACAACTCCGAATGGTTGGTACTCCGTACCAACTAACCCGTTCAGATTCTGGAAACCCTAAAGGATTTGACCTGGTTGACTTGTCAACAATGGAAGAAACCTTCTTTGAGAACAAGTATTCACCCAAGTTTGTAAAGTACAACATTACTACACTGTACAATACCACTCTAGGTGACTTTAAGAAACACATTGACAATAACTTTGTTGATCTGTACATTCCAAGTTCGATTGCACAGACTGCATCCCTTGGCACCCTAATTCAGAAGATTCAAAAGTCCGCTCGACGAATCGAACCCAACATCTATCAGGAACAAGACATCATCGACAAGGATCTGTATGATATGGATGAGATTGAAGGACAGTACAAAAATTATAACATCCAACACCTATTCAGAACCTACGTAGATGGGTTACCTCATGACGATGAAATGAAACAAAAGATACATCAGACTCTAAAAGATCTACATGACAGATGTGTCTATAACTACGAGGTAAACACTGAGGAAGGATGAAGATTAAGTCGATAGAGTTTAAGAACATCGCATCTTACGGAAACAAGGTTCAAAAGATTGAATTCTCTGACGATAAGGCGGAGTTGTATTTGACCCTGGGTAAAAACGGTGACGGTAAGACCACCATTGCGAATGCAATCATCTTTGCCCTGTATGGTAAGGTTGAAGGTGTTCGAATGTCAGATCTTCCAAACCGTATTAACCGTGAATTATGGGTTCGTATCAAACTTCAGTGTGGTACGATGGACATTGAGATTGAACGTGGTCTTGCACCCTCTAGGTTCTCAGTCCTAGTTAATGGGGTTGAGTTTGACAAAGCGGGTAAGAGATCAGTTCAAGAGTATCTTGAAGAAGAGGTGTATGGAATTCCATATCACGTATTCAAGAACATTATTATCCTATCAATCAACGACTTTAAATCCTTCTTGACCATGTCCCCAATGGACAAGAAACAGATCATTGACCGTATGTTTGGGTTCTCAATCCTGAACGACATGCAACGAACCGTTAAGGAGGAACGTAAGAACCTAAAGACGGATATTGATTCGTATGACACTGAACTGCGACAGATTGAAGAATCAATCGTTCAGGTTAAAATGAAGTTGAATCAATTACAAGCGGAGAGTGATGAAAAGTCCAAGGGTCAGATTGAAAAATTAAAGTCACAACTGGTAAAGTTTGATGACAATCGTAAGAAACTTGAAGAGGCAAGAGATCAGATCACTGACAGGATTGGCACGTTTGAAACTGATCTTGAAACCAAGACCTCAAGTTACACCAAACTAAAGTACGAACTTGAATCTGCGAAGAGAAAACTGTCCCTATACGAGAACAACACCTGTCCAACTTGTGAAGCACCTTTAGATTCTGAATTTCACGTTCACAAGAAAAAGGAGTACAAAGACCGAGTTAATGAAACTCCAGAACAACTTCAAAAGGCGGAACAAGAGGTTCAATTAATCAAACAAAAGATTAATGATACTCGTGTTAAAGAACGTGCGGTCTTAGATAAGGTTTCAACCCTGAATACCAACATTCGTTCAATCAAGAATGAGTTGATTAAGATCAAAGAAACGGTTGGGGCATCAGAACAGTTTGAATCCTTGAACTCCCTAATTCGTGAGTTTGAAGACCAAGAGGTTCAAAAGAGTCAGGATAAGTCTAAACACTCTAATGATTATCAGTTCTTAGAGTTGATTGAATCAATCCTAGGTGAAGACGGTGTGAAGAATCTAGCGGTTAAGACTATTCTACCTGGATTGAACACCAACATCGCTGCAATGGCGAACACAATGCACCTTCCGTTCCACATTCGATTCAATGACAAGTTTGATTGTATCATTACCAATCACGGTGAAGAGGTTAACCCAATGACCCTATCAACCGGTGAACGTAAGAAGGCGGATTTCATTATCATCATTGCCATCATCAAGATCCTAAAACTCAGATTCCCACAATTGAACCTTCTATTCCTTGACGAATTGTTGAGTTCTGTTGACCAGGATGGTGTTTACAACATCTTGAAGATTCTATCACAGGTGATCAAAGAAAACCAGATCAACACCTTTGTTATCAATCACACCGTTCTACCTCACGAAATCTTTGACAAAAAGTTACAGATCTATCGTGATAACGGGTTCTCGAAGTTCGAGATAGAGTCCATCGAATAAGATATATAGTGTATGGCAACATACAACGTAAAGTACAACAAGGATGACAGTGTTATTAGACACTTGATCATCGGACTTCTTGCAGACCTTAACAACAAAGTTTACTTCTATCGTCAGATGGATGCAGATACTCGAGTTGAGGTTGACGTGCCATTCTATTACTCTATTTCTGGAGATGAAGACTTTTTAAAGGATCAGTTTCTGTTCTTAACCAAGGACGGTTTGAACTGTGCTCCAGGAGATGTTAGAGCGGATGGCAATTATGACATTGTTCCAAGAGGTGTTGCAAACCTAACTTCAATGTCAATTGATTCTTCTAAACTGGTTAACAAGAGAACCAGGGGTGAATACGCTAAGATGAACGATCAAGGTGCTATGGAAGGTTACACAGCGGAGTTTGAGATGATTCCGGTCAATCTTTCATTTGATATTGAGATTATTACTTCCTCACAACTAGATAACTTTAAGATCACTGAGATGATCATTAAAAGGTTGTATAAGTCAAACTACTTTAACGTCGAGGTTGGCCACTTAGATGAAGGCACATATAGAATCTCTTCATACTATGCAATGCCCGAGGACTACACAACCGAGAGACCAATTGAATTTACATTCGACTCTAAAGAAGGTTACAAAATTACTTTCTCAGTTGAAGTTAGTTCATTCATTCCATCGTTTGAATTTGAAACTGAAATGCACATTGGTAACAGAATGTTTGAAATTCATTCTTACACCACTGAAACTGCGCCCGACAGGTTCGATAGAACTAATGTATCCAATCCCCCGGGCATCGTAGATTAACTGATATATAGTTAAAGATTAAAATAAATCACTCAAAGATGATTATTTCACCATTTTTCCAACTAAGCGAGAATCAAGTTCTAGTTGCAGTAAGAAACCTACCTTATGTAGTTAACACTGAAACTAACGAGATCTCAGAAGCAGAAGGTCAAATCCCTTCAGAATTTACAAGACTTGTTGAAGCTCTTTCAGCATTCAGATTTGAAAACAATGAAATCAGATGGTTTCATGGAGTTAACAGAATGAGATACTCGATCGAAGAAGGCAAGTTCTTCTTGGGTAATAGCGAGATTTTATCTGAATCTTTCGTTAATCACGTTTTGGCAGCCGGTGTCATTAGATACGAACATAAAGAGACCGCTGAGCTATTCGTTGAAGCAGCTTCTAACGTTGATAAGTACATCGCTCTAGATTTCGTTCAGACATTTGAAAATGCTAATAACGTTGTAGATCTATTCAAACTAGAAGAAAACGTTTACACATCTACGTTCAACAAATCTACAAGAATGCAGAAGTTCACAAGAGTTAACACTGCAAATACAGCGATTGAGTACGTAACTGAAAAGACTGGTCTTGACGCTTCAATGTTCCTATCTAATCTATTAGAAGGTGAAGCAGCTGATAGAGTTGTAACTCTTAAGAAGATCGAAAATCTAGAAGAAATGATTCACTTCTTAAAGGATCAGAGAAATCTTCTAGCTGACGCAGACAGATCTATCGATGAAATCAAAGCAGCTGATGCTCTGATTGAAGGTGAGATCAAGAAGATTGAGGCAGATATTGCCGAAGTCAAATCTGCACTTTAATTTACTTTAACCCTACACGAAAAGGCCAGGAATAAACTTTCTGGCCTTTTAGGTGTATAAAAGGTATCAAATAATACACAACACAACAGTGGCTAGAAATTATCTTAATAACAAGGATCTTTACAACGAGATCGTTAAGTCAAAAGATCAGGACAAATTAACTTCTGATGCTGAAAAAATGCTGATGCTTTTGGCGGATCGAGCCATTCGTAAAATGAAATACGTCTACGATGAAGATCGAGAGGACTGTCTTCAGTTTGCGCTACTAGATATGTTGAAGTATTGGAGAAACTTCAATCCACAATACCCTAATGCATTTGCATATTTTACAGAGATTGCAAAGCGAGGTTATGCAAAGGGTTGGAATAAGATTCATCCACAAAAGTATAAGGGCACACTTTCAATCGATCGTGCAGGTTATAGAACCGAAGATGGAGAAGGTGGAATTTACACAATTTAATGTCAATTAAACGGGTTAAACCTACTAAGAAATCTGGATTCATCCAAGGTTACTATAAGCCTCACAACTTAGAAAAGTATGTGGGTCCGCAACCCGTTATTTTCAGAAGTTCATGGGAACGTAAGTTCATGATTTGGTGCGACACCAATGAAAGAGTTCTAATGTGGTCTAGTGAACCGATTGAAATCAAGTATTGGTCAACTCTTTACAAAAAAGAAAGAACCTACCACCCCGATTTTTACATTAAGATCCTAAAGGAAGATGGTTCCCAAGAGCAATTGATTGTTGAAATCAAACCCGAAGCTCAAATCACTAAGCCTGAACCACCGAAGACAAATTCGAAAAAGGCAATTGACGGTTATAAATTCTTAGCCGAACAGTACGTTACGAATCGTGATAAATATATTTCAGCTAAAAAGTATGCTGAAGACCGAGGTTGTAGGTTTGTTGTTATGACAGAAAACTCGCTTAAGTGATGGGAGAAATCAAATCTAAAATAGCAAAGTATTCTAAGGATAATGGAGGTAAGACGGCTGCTCGAAAGGCGGCCGAGGTATGGTATAACAAAGCTTTAAACTCTTTTAGAGATAAAAGTGTTGCTAAATCGAAAACTTTACCCTTTATTCCCGGTAAAATATATGTTTTCAGGTATGATAACCCGAAAACAGAACAATATCTTGCATGGTGGGACAGAAATCCCGTTGTGTTAGCGCTCGATCCAGTAGCAGGAAATGATTGCGGAATCAATCTAAATCTATTACCGGTTGAAATTAAAGAAAAACTGTTAGACGATATTTACACACGTCTCAGTGGTTCTATTAAGACACTAACGACAAGAGCAAAGGATGATGCCAATGCTCAGGGTCGATTACAAATGACTTATGCAGGTGCAAAAAGTTATTTAGACAGATACGGGTTTGGATTTGCTGTTAGGCAGTACATCCCGATGTTGAAAAGAAAGCAAGCGGTTGTTAGTTATGAGAACTGGCACCTAATTGCGTTGTGCGATTTCATAGAACTAGAAGGAGCTTCATTAGCTAGCATTCAGAGACAGTTCAGAGATTACAACAAAAAATGAAGAATATATAACGAGAAACTAGTTTTTAACACATGGCAGGTTTTGTAGAAAATAGAAACGGTCCCCTATCGACGGGCAGAAGACCATTCACTCTTAGTGATGGTCTGAAGCGACTTTCGTCGTTCGGTATGTATTATGATGATTTGGTATTGCGCCAATCTCAAGCAATCGGACCAATGGAAGCGCAATTCGGTTACGGTCAGATCAACCCGATGGGTGTTGACAATGACGACATCTATGCTGCGTTTGCAGCGTTGTCGATGACCGACACCAACATGAGAAAGCAAATTCCTTTCTTTGATAAAAACTATCCTGCTAAAAGAGATGAGCTTAGAAGATTCTCACTTCATGATGAAATTGAAGACATTCTTGACATTCTTTGTGATGAGACAGTTGTCTATGATGAAAAGAACTTTTTCTGTTATCCTGACATCATCGGATTTGATGTATCAGATGAAGTAGATGCTTATTTTAAGAGAGCATTTAGAGAAATCTATCAATACTTTGGTTTTAACCAAGATCAATCTGCATGGTACTATTTTAGAAAGTTCCTGATTGATGGTTACCTAGCGTTTGAA